ATCTATTAGCTATAAACCACACAAGTCTATGTATAAATACACCCAATAATTTACCATTATAAGAAATATTAGTTGCTCGGTAACCATCTTTTGTTATACCTCCACATTCTTTACCTGCATAAAGTGTATTCCAAGTCTTGTCTAACCTTCCATTAACTTCTCTATGCTTCCAAGTGGTGTACCCAGTTTCTATATTACAATCTACTAAGGATTGTACGTACTTATAAAATTCAATCTCTTCTTCTTTGTTTAAACTTTTTCTCATTTATTCCCTTTCAATAATTAATTTATATACTAATACATGTTTCTATTCCCATAATTACCATATAGATATTTATGATCTACTAATTATACCTGAAATTAATAGTTTTGAAGTATGAAATTTTAAAATAAAGTTATTGCATAATGTTCGTAGCAATGTGTGGATAGACTGAAGGTTACGGAAGATAGAGCACACTATACATCGAACAATTCAAGCGTCAAAGAAGAAGTCTTTTGTGTATCAAAAAACAAAATAACTGTACTGACGTACTAATGAAGGTTGCATTATCTGTTGTCAACTGGATATTTTCAGTATCAGCAGATGTTGTAGCCTTCATTATATGTAAGGTCTAAATTTTAAAATTAATAATTTGATAGATTTACTTCTTTGTGTTGAACCTTTAGGTCAACCTTCGTTTTACGCACGACTAACTTTTGGATTTCGTCAGTACCTTGTGCAGTCAACGAAGGTTATCTTTTAAGAATCTTTCTTACTATGGAAACCCGAAAAGAGTGTTGATTTTAAAGGACTTTTTCCATCAAGTATTATTTTTTACCAATACCTTAGTTTTCTAACCACTTTAAAAGTAAGCCTTTCATACGTGTACTAGCTATGTAAACATCCATTGGTTTACCATCCCTAATACACCCTCTCCATATGAATTGGAGCATTTCCGAAAGAGCATATTGGTCGGAATCTACCGGATTATGGAAATCTGTAAGATATTTCTGAACATTCCAATTAGGGTATACATTCATTAAATACAAGCATAGTGTCCTATTCTGATAAAGATTAGTTGCTCTAGTACTTGTAGGTAACCACATTTGATATTTAGAATCTTTTTCATTTTCTGTGTCTTTTAATTCTTCATCTTTATTCAATTTTGGTTCCTTTAATCTAGGACGAAAATAATTAAACTTAGTTTTTGTGTTTTCTTCTATCCTGTTTATTTCATTGGTGTCATCAGAAGTATCTGTTTTCTTACGTCCAGTACTACACATCCATTCCATTACTCGTTTTGGTGTACAAAAGAAGTATGAACTACGGTGCTGAGGGTTATTACCTAAGTAATTGTCTATTTTTTTAAACATCAAAAGAACACTCTCTTTGTTAGGTTTTTTACTAGTAGTACCGTACCAAGATTGACTAAACCATGTTTCCTTTTGCCGCTTAAACATCAGGTCAACTGCCTGTAAATTAATAATATTAAGTAATTCTTTGATTTCTTGTTTCTTTACTTGTTCACGAAGGTCAAGTTCTGGTATTTTAATTTTAACGTAATTAAATCCATGCATCTCCATAAATTTACACATAGTACTAGCTTCATACATGTAAGTTAGTAAATAGACGTCTTTAGATGCTTCAATTACAGCAGGAGGTATCTGAATATTAAGCATGTTACTTGGGTATTTACTTGAATAGAGCATGCCAACGTCACACATGCTTTTCAGTTGTGCGTAATGATTATGTTCCCTTACATCCCAAGTCATTGATACTTTACCTATGTTATCTGCATCTGAAAATAATTTATTCTCATCAAATAGGTCATTAATATCATCAGCACTGTATTTTTCAAATGCTTTGATAAAATCCACAACTTCATCTACAATTAGTGTGTAACCCCAATGAGTTATTAGTCTAATGTGCTCAGTTGTAAGCCTTTTAAATAATTCGTGAGTACATGCAATATTTTGTCCTAGTTTCAACATTTCCAACATATCTTCACTTTTAAGGGATTCTTTACTGGAAGGCACTTGCACATTAGATTCAGCTAATTCTTCTGTAGCCCGTTCGTCAACTTCTGATGATAACGGAGCTACATAGATGAATCTGATGGAAGCATCTTTTGATAGTTTATTTAAAATGTATGTACTTTTACCTGTACCCATTAAGTAATCAACTACTTTTAATTCTTTTGTCATTCTCCATACCCCTTAATCTCATAAACATATCGTTTTCTTGTGCTGGTGCTATCGAGTACTTTGGAAATCAACCCAAGTTCTTCTAGTTCCTCCAGTGCTTTTTTTGCTGTCAGTACATTAATGGATATTTCTTTTCCTATCTTATCCATACTCATCTGTACTTTATTGTCTGTGCTGTAGTGAAGTAAAACGCAGAATACTAGCTTAGATGCACTGTTCATTTCTGAACGAAGAACTGTGTCAGGTATCGCGTAATTAAAAATTGTCATGTAACTCCTTATTTAAATTGAACATATAACTATTATACCATAATTTTTATAGATATGCTAGTTAAATCTCATACTTCCCAGTCCCACCACAACTTTCACACTTCCAATACCCACCACAGAATTGACCACCTTGTTCACCCTCTCCATGACACTCTGGACAGATACCTTTACTTATTTCACGGTGTTCTGTGCTGCACTTCTGACAAGGAAATGGGAGGAATCCATGTTTGAAACATACTTTATTCGGGTTTAACATTCAACCTCCTTTAAGTTAATATGACTCAAGTATAGCACGAATCCGATCCTTCGGATACGTCTTGCACACGTTTCGCTTTACTTCCAGCTTTTCTATGATATAATAAGACATATCAATAAAATAAAGGAAGTACTATGAAATGGGAAGACCTTGATGATAAACACAAGAACTGGATGGATTTTCTTGGTTCGTTTTCACCTACAGTAAACGTAACTTATAAAGAAATTAAAGGTTATATGCTGGATTCTGATTGTGAACCCGGTAAAACTTACTTAGATAGCGCAGATTTACGCGCATTAGCGGAATCATGTGTAGCCGTAGCTAACTGGCTGGACTTACGCGCAGAAACATTACAAACAACTTAATATAAAGGAAATTAAATGATCGAACAACAAAAAGACTCTAATAAAATTCAAGTACAAAACTTTGGGTTAGTAGAATGGTTAAAAGATGTACAAGAAGCTATCCAAGCTGACTACGAGTTTGACTTTGAGACTAACGAGGGTTACCCACAGGTAATCGGTACGGTTTATACTTGTTTAATGCAACCTAGGGAAAATAAAGAAGCAGAAAAACAATCGGAACCAGAAGTTTATCCCGGTGGTAGTCCAGATACTCCTGATATGACTAGTAAATCTACTAATCTAGTGCTTCCAGATAAGCAAGCGGAAGCAGAACCTGTGCTTCCTACCGATGAAGCTGTTGCTATTTTGGCTACAACTGTTGCTAAACAGGAAACAGATCAACCAACTAAACGCGCTTACGTTTCCAAAGGAAATGGAACCGGTCCTAAACCTAAGCAGTAATTTATTTAAATAAGGAGGTATTAATGCGCCAACCCCCAGTTAAGAAACGAGTACGTGGATCAGAACGAGATGGAACTAAAATCAAAGAGAAGTTCCTAGAACAACGTGAAGAACAGATCAAAGCTAAACCTTTGATTCCAATGAATGAAAAACAAGAGTATTACATCGATTTACTTAACACAAAACCAGTTGTGGTAGCAACCGGATTCGCCGGTAGCTCTAAGACCTATATACCTACAGTGATGGCTTCTGATTTATACAAGCTAGGGAAGATTAACAAGATTATTGTTACTCGACCTGCAATTAGCTCAAGTATGTCAGTTGGTTTTACTAGTGGTGACTTCTCAACTAAGATGAAAGCATGGTTAGGCGCAGTACTTCCCATCTTTAAAGAACGACTAGGTGCTCCAATGCTGGAGTTAGCTATTGCTAACACAGATATTGAGTTTATTCCACTTGAGACTGTCAAAGGCTTATCATTAAATAACACATGGTTACTTGTAGAAGAATCTTCAGATTTGACCAAGGAAGAAGTAGTTAAATTAGTGACTAGAATGGGTAAGAACTCTAAATTAGTACTATCTGGTGATATTCGTCAGTCAGAACTAAGAGCAGACTCAGGATTAGTCTGGTTAACTAAGTTCTTACAGCGACATGATCATTTAAACAAGAACTTTGGTTATGTTGACTTTAATTCAACATCCGATATTGTTAGATCACATGCTGTACGTGATTTTATTATTGCGATGGTTACTGACGAGAGTAAATGACATGAGTACCACATATAAAGTAGGTTCTAGATTTCAATGTAAATCAGGAGAATGGTGTACTGTTACGGAATACGTTAATTCTAAAAAGGTTGGAGTAGTTTTTGATAATTTCTCGGATATTTATTGGACAAGAAATGAATATTTAAAATCAGGGGATTTTTCAAATCCATTAAATAAGAATCCAGATATTAAAGGTAGAATGTTTATAGGACAACGCTTTTACTCTAAAAGTTTTGGCGTTTGTTGTGTTAAATCATTTCTAAAGAATGATAGAGTTGAGGTTGAATTTAATGATGGAACAGTTATTTCATCTGAGAGATGTAATGTATTTAACAGACGAATCGGAAATCCAAATAAACCTTCTGTTCACGAGGTAGGGTATATCGGCCAAGGGGAGTATAACTCCAAAGATATTGCTTATACAGCATGGACCGGAATGTTGGGTAGATGCTACAGTTCTAAACATACAAATAAAACTTACAGTGAAACTACTGTAGATAGTAATTGGTTTTCTTTTCAAAACTTTGCCAAAGACTATCATGAAATGTTACTTGACTGTAAATTTGAACGCCCACAACTTGATAAGGATTTACTTACATCAAACAGTAGAGGTAAACTGTACTCTAAAGCTACTTGTTGTTTGATACCACATCAGATTAATACAGCTTTACAAATTTCACAACCTATTGATAAGCAAAGTGACTTACCTTGTGGTGTTTCAATATCAAATGCAACAGGTAAATACAAAGTTCAATTAAGTAGGTATGACAGGAACTATTGTGTTGGTGAATTTTCAAATCTAGAAGTTGCAGTTAATAGTTATAATGTGGCTAAGTCAGAATATATAAGAGAATTGGCTAATAATTATAGAAATCAATTGAAGCATGAAGTGTATACGGCTCTAATCACTAAATCAGGAGAAATTTTAAATGCAAAATACAATTAAACGTAAGATTAATAGAAACAAACTACAGGAAGACGATTTATCTGAAGTAATTTCTTCGGATCAATTAGGGTTCTTTGTTGAATCTAAAGTACAGAATAAATTTACTGTTCACATCGATACTGAGTTTGTTCAACCGTCTTTTTATAGAAATATAATCGAAATGATGGATAGTGCCACTGAAGATGATATGATTGTATTCAAAATCAATTCACCCGGAGGACAACTTGCATCTTTACAATCCTTAGTTGAGGCATTAAAATCCACAGATGCACATACAGTAGCTGTTCTCGTTGGGGAATGTGCTAGTGCCGCAAGTATTTTTAGTATGTATTGTAATTCAGTTGTAGTTACCGATAGTGCTAATATGCTTGCACATCATGTGTCTTATAGTACAGGTGGAAAAGGGGCAGACATTGTATCCCATGTTCAACATATGGCTAAGATTTCCGAAAAATTTATGCATGATGCTTACAAGAATTTCTTAACAGAAGCAGAGATTGCAGACATTATTGCAGGTAAAGAAATGTACATGGATGCGGATGAAATTCGTGAGCGATTTGCTAAACGACAGGAACTGTTTGAAACTGAAGACAACCATTCAGAGCCAGAAGAAGTTAAGGATGCAGACCCTATTCCAACAACCAAACGAGGACGGAAGAAAATTAATCCAGATTTATAAGGTAATAAGATGAAACCAGAAAGATTAAAGCAGATTTTAACCTACGATCCTCTTTCTGGTTCTATTTATACTCTAAAGAACAAAAGAAAGTTAATCGCAGATCATGATGGATTAGTTGTAGTGTTTGATCCTGTAGAAAAGAAATCATATAAGTTAAAACTAGATAGAATAGCTTGTATGTTAGCTTTTGGTGTAGCTGTAAGTGACAATAAGCGTGTATTACACCGTGATTTGAACGTAGAAGACAATTCTTTGAAGAATCTAATGGTAGTTTCTCGTTCGGTGTTCCTTGCAGTAAAGGAAGCACATCGCAACTTGACTCAAGAGATTAAGATGCTGCAACATCCTACGGATCAGTTCAAATATGTGGTACACTGGTTAGAGAAAGGTCAGGAGAAGCAGAAAGTAGTACACGATATTACCGAAGCTAGGAAGTTAATGCTTAGGTTACAACTTAAGTACAGCAAAGTCTTGACTAAATATTGTATGTTTGATTAAACAATTATTATGTACTTAATGCTTGATTTAACTAGCATTTCTGAAAATATTATGATATAATACTTCTAGATATACTTAAATTACTAAGTTTGTTTTCTACGTAAAATAATTTAGCTTTAGTCTAGTTATGACTGCAAGATACCAACCAACAGTAACGCTGAGTAAATCTAAGCTGTTTCGTTTGTCTAATACACTCACTGGAACTCCGGTAAGCAACCGGAACTAATAACACAGTCATCACGCCTCTTATTAATGCGTAACCTTGGTGACTATTATAATTCTAATAACAATAACAAAGCCGAATAATCGGTTATAATAGGGAGCCTAACTAATATGGCAACATGTGTACATTGCGGGGAATACTTCAGGGTAAGTCCTTGGAATTCAGAAGGAAAAGCCTGTGAGAACTGCGTAGATACGTTGGATGAACCAATGTATGATGCGGAGGATCAGGTGGAAGTTGATATGCTAATGAATCCTACGGGTGTAACGCAAGCTGTGTTTTATGATTAGGTGAGAATTTATAGCGGGATGGAGAAGTTGGTCATCTTGGCAGTCTCATAAACTGTAGGTCGCAGGTTCGAGTCCTGCTCCCGCTACCATTAATAGCTCCGCGAGTCAGCGCGAGGAATACACGGCGGTCCTAACGGTGTTTAATCATCGGGGGATTGGGAGCCTAATCTGACATTAATTTATTCCGGTAAACCCGAGCAAGGTGCATGGGCTTGACTGTTAATCAATGGTTAGTAGAGTTCGATTCTCTAAACCGGAGCCAAATTTCTCAGGGATGGGAAGCCAATAACGGAAGTTATCCATCAGGTGAAAAGCCTGTCCAAGCATAAGCGGAAGCTCCGTGGGTTAATCTAAATCCTACTGAGGTATAATGTGACCAAGAAACAGAACACATTAAAAATATTGCTGATGTAGTTAAGCTGGTATAACACTTCTTTTGTACGGATGAGTGCAGGGTTCAAGTCCTTGTGTCAGCACCAAAACTGTATCTTATAGTGTACTTTTCGATCAAATGTATAGTATAATGTACAGTTTTCTGTACAAACAAGTTTAATTAAGTCGAGCGAGATTCGTGTGGTCAGTCGGTGCGTAATAGCACAGAACATGTAGCTGGTAAATGGTGTAGGCAGAAGGACTAAAGACCTTTAGATAAAAACAGTAGCCTAATTAAAGTCTCCGTGAGCGCCTACTTATTAATTCAAAGAATCCACCTTAGGGCCATTAGACGTTAAATGGTTAAGAACGAAAGTTCTAGGCGTCCCTCGTGGCTAATGCGAGGATAAAGCGGTGTGTCAATCCGCACGATGAGTTTGCCAAAGCTCGGGCTAATTGATAGCGTGTTCTTACACAGTTGATACGATAATTCATCGCCGGATAATGTAACCTGCACTAATAATTAAGGCTCCTTTGTAGGAGCTATTCGCGTTTCTGCGCGAGAATATACAAAGGAAAATGATATGGTATTTAAGCGAAAATCAGAATTGAATGGTGAGATTGATCCGAATATTAATACGAAGGGTAAAATTAAGCCTAATCGTGAGAAGAGTCGTAGGGAAATTAAAGAAGGTGAACTTTTGAGTTTACTACGAAAGATCAAACCGCATATTGCTGACAGTGTAATGACTGCAAGCCGTATAATGAAACGGGATGATGCGGCTGATGCTAATAAGCTTAAGAGTGCAGCTTTGCTTATTTCTTTGTATAAAGACTTATTAAAGGATGCATATGAAGGTGGTGATGAAGACAGTGAAGGCCAAGAGGTTCAGCCCAATACCCCAGTGTTTTCTCTCCGAATGATCAATGATAAACCAGAAGATAAAGAATAATAAAAACATAAAGGGCTAACAATATGGATGAAAAATTTGTATTAGCTCCAGCTTCAATACCTCAAGAACAATTTCTCCGCAGTGAGAGTACAGTAACATTGTATCACGGTAGTGCTGGTGGAGGTAAGACGTTCGCTATCATTATTAGCTTAGTTAAGTTTGCAATGAGAAAGAATACCACTGCTGTAGTGTTTCGTAGAACGAGTACACAGTTACGACAGAATGGTGGTATCTGGCAAGAAGCAACTGCTGTTTTTAAACGCATGTTTGGTAAAGATGTTGTAATTAGAAATAGAGACTTAGAGATATATATCCCAAGCACTAATGCTACGATTAAATTCTCACACTTGCAACATCAATCTGATATTAATAACCACCTTGGTGCTCAATATAGTTTAATCGTTTTTGATGAAGCAACATTGTTTCCATTTGAGGAAATGATACTTCCTTTATTTGGCCGATTACGTAATGCTAACGTAGATTATAAGCCTCAAATACTTTGGGCAACTAACCCAATGTATAATCATGGTATTTATCACTGGATTAATGATTTTTACTTGGACGAGTTTGGTATCCCTACTGATGAAAAATCCAACGTAGAACGATATTTTATACTTCAGAATAACAAACCTATTTGGTACAACACTAGAGCAGAAGCAGAAGCAATTCATGGTTCAGGTGCAGATAGTCCTGTTCAAAGTTTTAGAGCTATTCGCGCACATATTACTCAAAATATACCGCTGATGAAGGCTAACCCAAGTTACATCGCTAACTTGAAGTCATTACCAGATATCAAACGAAGAATCTTCTTGGACGGTTCTTGGACCGCTCGTGAAGAAGAAGCAGGCTTGATTTTACGTTCAATGTTTAATATGGTTGACCACCCAAATGTTAACGCTAGAAAGCGTGTACGTTCATTTGACTTAGCCTCTCAACCCGTGTCTACACAAAGTCCTAATCCTGATTGGACCCGTGGTGTGTTAATATCTAAAGATGATAAAGGTGTCTACACTGTAGAAGATATTGTTAGTATTAGAGACAGACCGCATGTTGTTGAACAGTTAATTTATGACTGTGCAGAGGATGACCCTAGTGGGACTGTAACAACTTATCCGATTGATCCTGGTCAAGCTGGTATTGCAAGGGCAGCAGAGATGAAACGGAATCTTGCTGAAAAAGGTAAAAGCTGTAAAGTCATTCGTCCTAATAAATCAAAACGAACACGTTTCTTGTCATTTTCAGCAATTGCTGAAGCTGGTTACGTTAACGTGGTGCGGGCAGATTGGAATGAAGAATTTTTTAATGAACTGGAAGAGTTCACAGGATTAAAACCGCGAGAGAGAGATGATATGGTGGACTGTTGTAGTGATGCTATTATAGCCCTTAATCAGGGCACCGAAATACCCGACTTCTCCCTAGGTACTTTCAACAGTACACCCTCCGCACCAATGATGAACGTAAACTTTAATCAAAGTTCAGTTCCAATGCAATCATTTCAATCTTTACCTTCATTTAATTTCTAGGTTATCAGATTATAACTCATAAAGGAGCCTGTAGTGGCAACAAAAAAATTACAATCAATGCAAACTCAGGTGGATCAACCAGATAGGTTTAAGTTGTCCGAAATGGGTAACTTAGGTCTGAGCGTCTTTGGTGGGGTAACGGACTCTGAACTACGGTCAGAATTGAACTTTCCTCATAGTATTAAAACCTACAAGACTATGAGCGCACATAGCGCGATTAATTCTGCGCTTACATTGTTCGATAATATCATAGGTAAAGCCAAATGGAATATGGTTCCTCCAAAAGATGCATCTGAAGAAGAAAAACGGCAGTGTAAAATTGTCGAAGAAATGATGCATGATATGGAAGGTACATGGCCTGAGTTTATTCGTGATGTATTATCCATGAATCAATTTGGTTTTTCCGTGCATGAGAAAGTATATCGTAAGCGTTATACTTCAAATGGTAGTAAGTATAATGACGGTATTATTGGGTGGAAGAAACTGCCTATCCGTGCTCAAGAAACTATTGAAAAGTTTATCTTCAGTCCAGATGGAAATGATATTCTTGGTGTCAAACAAAACTTAGCTGGTATTTCTGATAACTACAACAGATTTAGTGGTAGAGAACAAAAGGAAGTTGTTTTACCTAGATCAAAGATTATGTTGTTTCGATCAGGTAAGCACAGAGGTGATCCTTTCGGTAAATCACCACTACGTGACGCTTACTTAGCTTGGCGCTTCCTAACAGCGTTAGAAGACCTAGAAGCTACCTCCGTATCTAAGGATGTATCAGGTATTCCAGTGCTAAGTATCCCTCCGCAGTATCTAAGTGAAGATGCTAGTCCTTCTCAGAAAGCTATCAAGGCTTATTACGAGAACGCACTACGTAATCTACAAATGAATCAACAGACAGCGTTTCTACTTCCATTAGCTTACGATGAAGTGTCTAAACAACCTTTGTTTAAGCTTGAATTACTTTCAATGGATGGTAAGAAAGCTTTTGATCTAAACAAGATTAAGGATTACTACAAGAACTTAATTGTAACATCTTTATTCTCAGAAATTAATCAAATCGGTCAGTCCCAAGTGGGTTCGTTTGCATTAGGTTCACTTAAGAATAGTATGACTGGTTTAGCTGCTGAAGCGATGATTAAAGTTATTGCCGAAGTACTAAACAAAGAGTTAATTCAACAAACGTATTCACTCAATGGCTGGCGCGTTGACCGAGCAGGAACTTTAGACTTTGATGGTATTCAGGACGTTGATCTTGAATCAGTATCAAAAGCATATCAAAGATATTCTAGTACAGGTTTACTTGAACTTGACCGCGAAGTACTTAATGCTGTACGTGAATCTGTTGGAATTGATCCATTACCTGTTGATCTAGAACCGCAACAAGAACTGTTGACGGGAAATACTTCTAAATCAGGTGAAGGGATGAAGTCACCCACGGGAATCGGCACAAGCACTACAGTTTCGGGAGAAGACACTTCTAGTAATAACTTAGAAAACACAGCTTAATAAACGGGAGCCTGAATTTTCAGGTTCTCCTTAAAATAAACTAAGTATCCGCAACCTGCGGTTACGTCTACAAGGAAATAATATGCCAAAAACAATCAGAGAAATTTATACAGATATCAGTGGTAACGTCAGCGTGGAATATTCGGACAATTCTGTTCGTAATTTTAGTGTAGCAGATACTGCAGTAAAGACTACAGGTATTCCTGTTAGTGCAAGTAGAGAAATCACATCATCTGACTTAGATCAAGTTTTAGATGTTTCTTCAGCAGCTACACTTACTATTCCAACAGACGCTATTCTGGGTATTGAAGCAACGGATAGAGTTGCAGTTGGTGCATATCAAATGTCTGCTGGTGCTGTTGCTTGGACAAACGGCGCAGGGGTGACTTCTTTACGTGGTACTGCACCAACTGCTGCCCAGTACACATTTACTGGATTATTACACGTTGGCGCCAACGAATGGGTGTATATCCAATGAACTTACTTTTTAGACTGATGATGTCCCGAAGCGGTGCTTTCTGGGGCAGTAGATCAGTAGGTATTGGTCTTGGAGGCGTTAGTTACTATGATAATTCTTTTGCTTTTGCGGATTTAGCAAAGCATGGGAATATAGTCCAAAGTAACTTCGCAGCATATACTGCTTTTGATTCCTTACGAAATGCTACTACTGATTTCTTAATGACAATTACTTCTGCACGTTTAAAAAATGGTGTCTACAAACTAGAGTTTACTGGTAAATGTGATAACTTAACTGCAGGCGGTAATGCAATTACTTTAACTAATAAAGTATACTCAGTAGGAACAAATACTACAACCGCTGATGTTACTTTAACTAATGAGAATGAATCAAGTAATCGTTGGATTTCTTTTAACGGTACACATTCTACAGATGTTGCTGCTACAAATACCGGAGTGACTGGTATTAAACTGATGCGCCCTGGCTATACAACTGAAAAGTTCACTTCTGAATTTATATCAGTTATGTCAACTTCATCAATATTACGTGGTATGGATTGGACAGCTACTAATAGTAATGATTCTGTTACTTGGTCAGATCGCCACACACCGTTACATCAAGGTGTAAGCCCAACTCGTGGAGCAAGTTGGGAAGAATTGATTATGCTTGCTAATCAAACAGGAAATGATCTTTGGATTAATGTACCAGCAAAAGCTAACGATGATTATGTAACTAAACTTGCTCAATTAATTCGATATGGCAGTGATGGAACAACTCCCTACACTAGTGTACAAGTTAGTCCTGTTTATCCACCATTAAACGAAGAGTTAAGTGTTTATACAGAGTATGGTAACGAAGTGTGGAACCCTGGTGCAGGGTTCAGTTGTTTTGGATGGGCATTAGCATTCGCAAACACGTACAAAGGTGATACTACTCACCCTATCGCTTATGATGGTGTGATTGCAGATCAGTACTTAGCTCACAAACGATGGGTTGCATATCGTGCTTCTACAATTAGCTTAACATTTCGTACAGTTTTCGGTGACGCAGCAATTGGTACAAGAGTTAAACCAATGTTTTGTACGCAAACACAAAATGGTAATGCATATCTTGAAGAAGGATTGAACTGGACAAAAGGATTCTACAGTGTAGTACGGGGGACTGCTCCATTGAATCCAACAATACGTACAGTACCTGATCTTTTCTATGGTGGTTCAGGCGCTGCGTATCTAGATTCTACAGCTAATTCACCAGCAGATTCTACAGTTGGTTCATTAAATGCTTACTTCGCAGGTATTCCTGCACCAGAATATGCACAACGTATTCGGGTAGATTTAATGTGGATGCGTGCATGGGGATTGAAATGTATTGCTTATGAAGGTGGACCAGAACCTGGAGGTAGTTATCTTGGTTCAACATCTTCTCCTGGCGCTGTTAGTGCAGCGATCAATAACGACTCTCGTATGATTGATGTTATGAATACTGCGCAAACTATATGGGATAGTTATGGATGTGATAATTTTGTTTACTATGTTTACTCCGGGGCAGGAAATGCTTGGAATTTTACTAATAATGTGAATCCTCCAGTTGTTTCAGATTCTAGTACCCCTAAATTACTTGCGTTTTCAAATTTAGCCTCTAGTAAACGTTCTGCAGCAACTTTCGGACTTAGTAATGCTGGAACATATAATCTCAAGTCAAATACAAATGAAGTAATGGGTAGTAATTCAGCATCAGGTTATCAATCAGGAGCGTGCTATTCTCTATCGTCTATAACCAGTTATATCTATGTTGCAATTCTTAGTCCAGTAGTTAAAACTAGAAGAATTTCACTCAAAATGATGAACACTGTATCAGATGTATTAACTGTCTATGTTAATGGAACCTCAGTTGGAACTATAACACCTGCAGTAGAGACTCTTGATACTATTCGACAGACAGCTTACGTTACAGCTACTTTCCCAATAGGTGTTAGTGTTATTGCGATACGAAAATCTACTAGCACAGGTAATTCTTATGTTCGTGATATTGTCATTAGTAGTGATGATATTAAAACATTTAATATTAATTTATCTAACTCTGTAAATCTTGATATTGTTGATAGTCAAGCAGTAGTTAGCATTGCGAGACTATAAATGGCTTCATACAATTTTGGATTTAATTTTCGATCTACTCAAGGTTACGTCACTGATCCAGCAAATACAGTTGGTTTTTTTGGTAATGCATACCCAACATCTAAGACTTTTGGTGAGGTTAGTGTTAATGCAGGATGGGATGGTGCAATAGGTGTAGCGGATCGATCTACAAGTATTGATCCTAGATTAGCTGGTGGTAATACAGTTGCACAGGGTACTGCTGCACGAAAATTTAGAGTAGACCTACCTGTTTCTGGTGTTTGGTCAATTCGCCTTGCTATGGGGAATCCTTCATTTACCCGAGCAGCATTCTTTGATATTCTTGATTCGGATGGTACTACTGTCCTTTATTCTCGTAGTGAAGTAAGTATAACTTCCCCTCAATATCTAGATGCAACGAAGGTTGTGAGAGCATCCGCAGCTATATGGGCATCTTCTAATGCTCCAGTAGATATTACATTTAGTGGTACAGTGGCATATATACGGTTAAATTCAAGTGCTAGTTTTGGTAATGAAATTTGTCATATTGCATTTGCAAAGAACACAGCACCACAGGCTACAATATCAGATGTAGAAGTTGTGTCAACAGTAGGTGTAGCTACTGCTACAGTTTCTTTAGATATACCAGCACCATTGGAAGGGTGTTCAGTTGATTTTTCAACTCAAGATGATACTGCAATTGCAGGAATCAATTATGTGGCTAATTCTGGAACATTGGTGTTCTCTCAAGGAGAGCAAACTAAGCAAATAGAATTAACTATTATTCAGTAATTATATTTCAGGAACAACATATGACTTGGACAACAAAAGATTTACCACAAAATATCCAAAACAAACCAAGTCATATCCTTGAAAAAGGTCTAGCTGCAGCTAACAAAGCTCTGTTAAACGGTAAAAGTAATGTCGAGGCTACCTTGGTATGCCTTGGCACTATTCGATCCGTTGAACAAGCATTAAACCCTGTTGCAGAACCGACAGTACCTTCACATATCAAATTACCTGCATTTACTTTAAATATAGCATAGTAATTAACATCAACTAATATTTAACTAGTATTTCTGTAAATAGTGTGGTATAATTACTACAAGGCGTATATTAAAAGATAGCATAAATGCTTTCGAATACAAAGGATATTATGAATAAAATTAATACTAAGGTCCAAGTCGCCAAGGCATTAAACGAAGAACAACGTTTAGCTACGTTCCTTGTTCTTGAACCTCAAGATAATGATGGTACTACTAATGATGCTCACGCTGATTGGTACGACAAAGAAACTGTAGAAAAAAGCTGTCATAACTTTAACAGATATTGCATGAAAGCTAACTTGCTTCACATGATGCCCACCACTTGCTTTGAATTCATTGAAAGTTATATTACTAAATCCGATATGGAACTAGGTAGTGTATCTATTAAAGAAGGTAGTTGGTTAGCAACTATCTATGTAGATAAATCTGCATTAGGTGAAGAAGTGTGGCAAGGTATTAAATCAGGACATTTTTGTGGTTTGAGTATTCAAGCAATGGGAACTGTTCAAACAATTGAGGAATAAAATGAATGTAATTGAAAAAGGTAAATTAAAAGCTAAACGTAAAATTAAAGCTCTTGATTTTACTGGCGAGAATTCAGCCATTGCTCTCGTAAGTAAGGAGCAGGGTGGGCCTGCAAATTCTGTTGAAACCCTAGTGGTTAAGTCACAAAATATTTCTCTTGAATATCTTGAAAAAATGCAGGCAGTCAAAGTAACAATGTCTACACCTGAGTTTCTTGAGCGTTTCTTTGGATTATGGCATGACCAAGCAGAAGTACTAGCTGCGATGATGGGCTACAAAGAAGAAGTAGAAACTCCAGAAATGGAAGTTAAAGAATGGGTTCAAGAACGTCTACAAGCATTTGAAATTATTAAATCACTGCACGAAGCTCCTGATCTAGAACAAGCCTTAGCTGGTCTAAACGAAAAACAATATCTAGCTTTGCTGAATGATCAATCAATGATCGAAAAAGCATTGGCTAAAAAAGAATCTGAATTAGTGGCTAATGCCTCTGAGTCTGATAACTCGACACACGCTAGCGTTGAGAAATCCGTTGAGGTATCTACCTCTGAAAAAACTAAGTCAAAGGAAAAACATATGACAAAACCTGTTAATACAGAATCCAATGTAGAAATGGTTGAGAAGTCCGCGTTTGTAGACCTTCAGAAAAGTCTAGAAGACAAGGCTGTTGAACTGCAAAAAGCAATGGATACTATCGCAGTATTCCAAAAAGAAAAACAAGAACTAATTAACAAATCCAAGACCGCACAATTTGCTGCTGTTGTCAAGGATGAGAAATTACAAGCTCCAATCGTAAAAGCTGCTCTAGCACTAGATTCTCAAGAAGATTTTGATGCTCTATTAGGTGCTGTTACTGAAATGCAATCTAGCATTGAAAAACAAAAAGAAACATTAGAGAAATCTGCTCTGTTCAAAGAACAAGGTGCATCAGTATCTGAAGATGAAAAACCAGCGGAAAGTGCATTAGCACGAGTACTAAAAGCTAAACAAGCTAAACAATAATTTTAAAGGAAAATATATTATGACCGTGCTTTTTACAGACACAATGCGTCTTTCTAACCTAGTTAAGAAAGAAAAATGGACTGACGTAGGCTACTGCCGCGAAGTCGTAACTGTTAATGAAGCTGTTATCAAGACCTACGCTGTTGGCACAGTACTGGGTAAGGTAACTGCTAATGGCAAGTACATGATCTGCGTACAAACCGCTGTAGATGGTTCACAAACCGCTGCCGCTATTGTACTTGAAGATAAGACAATCGCTGCTTCCACTGATACCAAACTAGTCGTAATGACTCGTGGTCCAGCTAGTGTTAGCGCAGGTGCTCTAGTTCTAGATGCATCACATAATCTAGACGCTGAGAAAGCTGCTATTTATGCTGCATTTGAAGCCAAGGGTATTCAAGTTCTAGATAAGTCTGCTTAATCTAACATAACAATAACAAGGAAAATATAAAATGGCAACTATTCGCTCTTATACTAATGCTTTTGAAGTAGTAGACGTAACCCAAGAACTTCAGCTAATCCCTAATTCTTGGACCCTATTAAATGATTCAGGTTTATTCTCTGAAGAATTTCTAAGCACCAACACCGTTACCTTTGAAGAACAAGCTAAAACTCTTGGTCTAATCGGTGATCAATTCCGTGGTGCTAAACCACAAGCCAACAAAGATGACAACCGTAAGATTCGTTCTTACCCTATTGCTCACTTCCCAGTTGTTGACGCAATCAAGCCTGAAGATATTCAGGGTAAACGTGCGTATGGTTCTACCGATATGGCAGAAACCGAAGCTGCTGTTCTAGCTCGTAAAATGGAACGTATCCGTCGCAACATGGATATTACTATGGAAGTTAGCCGTTTCAGTACTCTAACCACTGGTAATCTATACGCTCCAAACGGTACTATTTCTGGTAATCTGTTCACTGATTTTGGTATTACCCAAAAGTCTGTTGATTTCGTTCTAGGCACTGCTGGTACTGACGTTGTAGCTAAGGTTGAAGAAGTTATCGCTCATATGCAAGATAATGCGAATACAGGTGATGTTATCACTGGTATTATCGCTTATTGCAGCCCTGAGTGGTTCGCTAAGCTAATCGCTCACGCTAAGATTCAAACTGCTTATCAGTATTTTAGTGCTACTGAAGGTCAGATGATTCAGCGTAATCGTGCTGGTGGTAACAACGGTCTATATCGTGAGTTTACATACGCAGGTATTCGCTTCATTGAAGTACGTACTGTTTTAGCTGGTCAGCGTTTAATCCCTGCTGGTGAAGTTGTGTTCGTTCCTACTGGTACTTCTGACACTTTCGTATCTTACTTTGGTCCTGCTAATAGATTAGATTTTGTTGGAACTACTGCAGAACGTGGTTACCTCTGGACTTACAGGTCACCAAAGGGTGATGGTATTGATATCGACGGTGAGTTCAATGTAACTTCTATCGTTCGCCGTCCTGCCCTAGTAGTTAAGGGTACTACTTCCAACTAATATTGGATAATTAGATTAGCTCCTTCGGGAGCTTTTCTATTATATTACTTTGCAATTCGTAGATTAATATGATAGAATACATACTGGCTACCTCGACGGAGGGAAAAGGAGGTTCCTCACCTTCCTGCCAATTTACTAATGAGGTTTATTTGAGGAAATAAATGAACAATTATTATGTATATTTACATAGATCAACTAAAACTAATGTTGTATTTTATGTAGGTAAAGGAATTAATGATAGAGCTTACTCTAAGAAAGCAAGAACTAAGAATTGGTTAGAAATAGCTGATAGTGGTTATGTTGTTGAAATGATATACACCAATTTATCGTTCGCTGAAGCAGAAGACTTGGAAGCTGAAATCTTAAGTATTCCTGACGAATCTTGGAATTTAGTTAACGTTTACAAAGGAAGAATATCTTCTAGTCTTTTAGAGTTAACTGATCATGTTTATTATGATGAAGATAGTCCGACATTTCTACGTTGGAAATATGAAACAGCTAGAGGTAAACGAAAAATAAATGGAGTAGCTGGAGCAGTTCAAAGTAATGGGTATGCTACGTTGATGATTGATAGGAAACACTACTTGGCTCATAGATTAATTTGGACTTTACATAACAACAAAGAAATTCCTAGAGGTTATGTAATAAACCATATTGATTGT